GAAATACCTGCCCCTACTACTTTTAATTTTGATCCACTTTTGGCTGCTTCTCTTATATTTTTCTTTCCATCTTCAAAAAATTCTGATCCTATTCCTATTTTTCCTAGAGTTTTTGATAAACTATTAAATAAGGCACCTGTTACCCCTGCTGTTTTAGCAATTCTGTTTTCTAAATCTAATCTTTTTTGAGTTTGTTCAAGAATTATTTCAGTTGTATCTACTCCCTCTTTTAAATTATCTAAAAGAGCTTGTTCTTCCTTGTTTAATTTCTTTTTGGCTTCAAGATTTTTTATTATTCTCTCATGATTTTGTTTTTCTTGTAGGGCTACTTTTTTTATATTTAATAATTGTTTTTTGTTTAGATCAACAATACCACGAAAATCATCTTGTAAATCAGATGCAAGACCTCTTAATTTTTTGAAGGATCTATTTCCTTCCTTAAGGGGATCAGCAAATCCCTTTTTAAATTCCGCCCCAATTTCATCAATCAAATCAACTGTATCCTCAAATGAAGTATTTAATTCAGCTATTTCTAATCTTGCTAATTTAAGAGCGTCTGCTAATTGTTTTGCTCCTTTAGCTCCAGTAAAAAAATCTTTCATACCTACGGATTCTTTTTTTAACTCTTTATAAAGTTTATTAAGTTCCTTTAGGTCTTTTTTAAATTTGTCGGGATCGTACTTTGCCATTAAATAATATTTTGTTATAAATATTAAAAAATACTATTTTCTTGATGCTTTTGTTATATATGATGGGGGAGATACCGTTCTTTTAGGTGGTAGTTTGGATTTATCGGGATTTGATAAATCTATATTACTGTTAGCAGCCCTATTTGATTGTTCTTGTTCATTGTAAAATTGTTGTAATTTTTTAAATGTAAACTTTCTAAGCCATATGGGCATGTTATAAACTGTATGCCAGTCATAAGCTCCTTTTCCATTAAAAACTATTTCGTGGATGGATGTAAATAAATTACTTCTATATTCTAATGCTTCCTTAGGACTCAGGGAAAAAAAAATTTAAAGAAATTGGAACATCTATTTCTTCAAGCTCATCATACTCATTAGTAATTTGAGTTTTTAACTCTATATCAGGTTGTATTTTTACTACATGGTCCCTAAGAGCTTTAGCATCCCTAGCTAAAAGATAGGTATCAACAAAATCTCTAACAGTTTTACCTGAAGTATCGCCTTCTATGGATGTTATTAAATATTTCATTCTAGTAGAATATTCGGGGGATGCTGATTTATTGATTTTTTTGGCTCCTTTAATTTCTTCTTCAATTTGTTTATCTAAACCATCAGTCAATAATCTAAATGTTATTTTTGTTCCTGAGTGTGGTAATTCCCAATCAAATTCATTTTTACCACTAGAAAATAGTTTTTTATTTAATGATTTATTTTCTAATAAACTTAAATCTACATTATGTTCTTGACCTTTATAAGAAATTTTATAATCTTTACCATACCCCAAAATACGGGCAGCTATTAAAATAGCATTTTTATCACCAATAAGTAAATCTTCAAGCTTTACATCAGTAATGATTAAAGCTGATAGTAATTTATCTAATACAATGCCTTTATTTATATAATTTTGATTTGTTAAAATATCTTCTTCTCTAGCAGTCATATATTTCATCTCAATCTTACCAGATTTTAATGGGTGACCTTCAGGATATAATAATCCTTTTGATGGTAAATCTACTTCTTCTGAGGGGAATTTAAATTTTTCTTCGCTCATAATTCTTATTTATTAATAACTTAATTTTGTTATACATATATAACATACAAAAAAGCTTGACAAACGCCAAGCTTAAATGTAAATATTGTATTTTTTAATTTTTACACTGGGAAAGTTGCTCCAGTTGGTAAAATGTTAAAGTCTAGGTAGATAAATTCAGCTGTTTTGGAAGGTTGTAAATAAACTGCACCTATTAATTCATTTCTATCTATAACGTCCGGTGTATTGTTTGAATCATCCATTACAACTTTAAATGCATATAAACCTTGTCTTTGTTGTACAGATTCCATGTAAGGAATGACTTGACTTAAGAATGTATTTCTTGTAGCTGCCGTGTTTTGTTCAAATACTAATGTATCAGCAATTTGAGAAATATAATTCTTTAATGCTATCAATAAACGTCTTACATTAACTCTATCTAAAGCACTTGCTTTAGTTTGAAGTGTTTTCTGTCCAAATACAACAATTCCTTGTCTAGGGAATGTTGCTATAGGATTTACTTTTCCAGTATATAAAGTATCTCTATTTGTATTAGTTAATTTTCTTTCTGCTTGGTCAACTACTCCTAATCCCCCTCTATTGATGCCAGATGGTGCAAACCAAGGTTCACCTGCTTTATCATTATAAGCATAAACTCCTGGGATAAGGGTTGAAGCCGGAACCCAAACTAATTGTCTTGAATTTGGATCTATAACTCTCAACCAGGGCCAGTATGAAGCTACATATGAAGAATCAACTGAAGCTGCTTGAGCTGTTACTTGTGTTATTGAAGCATTATAATTAACTAAATCCATTACAACAATATTATCACCTCTATTTTCTGTATTAGAAATTAAAGTATTTAAAGGTGTTGCGTGGGTTGGATTTGCTATAGCTAATCCTGGTGTTGTAATTAAATTATATTTATAATCATCTTTATTTGCCAATAAATTGATAGCATCAGTATAATCAGAAGCTAAAATACCTTGTGTATCAGCATTATTTATAAGTTGATAGTAACTAGAATTTGATCCCGTAAATAAAACTCCTGTTCCCTCTATAAAAGAACCACTTTGAGTAGGAGGAATTGATCCTGTATATATATCTTTTGCATTCCCCGCATTATCTAAATAATTAGGAGTTTTTAGATTTACTTCCTTTACTCTTACATATCTTGAAGCATTTTTATATGATCCAGATGTTTGTAAATATAAATTTGTTCCAGATCCTCTTTTTACTTGTTTTAGATCTCCTATTACCTTAGATATATAATTAGTAGCTAATGGATCTAATGAAACGTTTGTAAATGTTTCTAATACATTCTTAGATTGTTGAGTATCATTTCCTCCTCTAATTATTACACTAAATACTCCTGATGATGTATTAGGACTTGCAATCTCCCATCTTACATTATCTTGAGATCCACTAACTAATGAATTATTAGAACCTACATTAGCTGTTCCAGGTACTGGTGTTGTACCTCCTGAACCTGAATTATAATAATTATTATTACTACTATTCATTAATTCACCCTGACCTATAGTTTCTAAAGAAAAAGCTTGGGTTGCTACAGATCCTGTCGTACTTATTCCTATTATGTTTCCATCATTCATATAATGTGTTACACTTCCTGATATAACATAATAGGCATTTGTTGTTATTGGGTTTACTTGAGAAGTAGTTTGATCATTTTTTCTAGTAGTGAAGGATGCTGTAGCAGTATTAGTTAAACTAGCTGACATATATTGCCAATCCGATTTATAATTTGATAGAGATTTAGAAAAATTAAAATGGTTAACTACATTTGTTGTTGTAGATCCTGCACTACCCCCATCAGGTACATATACTCTTGTTGCAGTATTTGTTGGGATTGTTGCTGTACTTGAAGTTATTAATATTTGGGTTCCATTTAAATCAAAATAAGCTCCATCCCCTACTGCTGCTCCTTCTACATGGAATGGGTTTATATTAATATGTAAAGAACCTGAATTAACTGGATTTGATGATGCGATTCTTGAACTAGTTGCTTCTGTAAATGACCCCGTAGTTACTCTAGTTACTAATAATGAAGTTCCTCCATTTTGAAAATAGTTATAAGCTGAAATTGAAGTGAAATATGTGTATTGATTTGATCCACTTAAAAAAGTACTACCAAAAGCAGCTTCATATTCTGAGTAACTGGTTACTAATTTAGGAATTTCTTCTTGACCCTTTACTGTTGGTCCTATAATTGCAGCACCAGCTTGTACTGGTTGGGATGTTATTTGTGATTGGTCATTTTCTCTTGCTAAAACACCGGGGGATATTAATACTTCTGCCATAATATACTATTTTATTATAAATATAACAAAAAAGCTTAACAACGTTAAGCTTAAATGTACTTTATTTAAGTTTTATTTTAGAAGTTCAATACGCAATAATCCATTCCTACTGTTAGTGAAATATTCATTACAGTAGAATCATCATCCCAGTTCATATCACCAAATGAGGAATCTTTAATAAATGCTCCCTTAATAATCCATTCCGAAACAACATCTCCTACAGGACCTAATACATCAATAGTTAAATCTTTTTTATAAAAATCAGAATAACCATCTCTACCAGTAACTGATTCATGTCCTAATCTTGCCCACTCCATTACTGCTTGAGCTCCTGAAGG